CAAAGCATGGATTACTGAGCCGGTAGTAGTGTATAAAATACACCTCATTGCCACGACTCTTTTGCTAGCCACTTTTATAGGGTACGAGTTAATGATTTACCCCCTAAGCTGAGGTCTCCTTTGACCTTTTGACCTGGCCTAGTCCACCAGGAGCTGAAACGGACTTATATTTACCAAGTGGAGTGAGTTATGAAAGTAAAAATATATCAACTAATTGAACGTATAGTCGAGCAAGGTACAGAGGCAGGGTACAACAGGGCACATAAGCACACTGACACCCCTGACGAGGCGACAATCAAGCAGTGCATAGAGCAGTACATAATGAACGGCTTTGACGATGCCTTTTTGTTTGGTCCAGAAGAATAACTTAGCCAATACAGTTTTTAGGCGCGTTTCATGTCGTTGCGAGCCTACCCTTACCCCCCCAGACCGATTCGTATTTGGCTGGGGGGTTTTTTATGCATTACAATGTATATTGCAGCATTCATTTAGGTAGTTTTAGTCATTATTGCACACCGAGACTGTGCATATCATTAATGGTATAAGCTAAATAATAAACTGTCATTTCCGATCATATCTGGTTATCTATACAATGCGCACCTAATCAACTGAGAGGTGTATTGTGGTACTGTACGGAGTAATTGTAGTAACTATAGGTCTTCTGGCAATAGCGAGGGAAGACCTGGTCTAACCTGTAATCCGAAAGGTTTACATTCGCAGTAAAAACATGGACAATGCCCTTATTCTATTGACATAAAGGTGTCGCATGGAAAATTTAAACTTATCAAAAAGTCTTGAGGATTGCTTTGAGTGGGATCTCAATGATCAGATCATTCGCTTTGACTCGATAATTGAGTCGCTGATGAGCACTGACGTGCCACGATCACAGTTCCGCGATGAGCTGATTGACTGGCAAGACGACGTAGCCAACCTGGTGGATGAGGTATCAGCCCTGGAGCCTTACGAGGGCTTCCGGGAGTTTGCCACTATGGCAGAAGAGCTGTTTGGGACTGAGGTTTAGTCTAGTGCGTAAATTCTTTGTTGGGGGTATAATCGGATGATGATTAAACTGACGACAGATGAAGACGTTCACGAGGCCGATATGGACCTGGTCCGAGACTACGCTGAGGCGTTAGTGGACCGGGATAAGCAAATGATGATTGAGGTGCTGTACCTTACTCACCAGCGCATGGAAAGAACGTGCCGGTGTTTTGAGGTTAACTGCACTTGTGACCTAAAATGAGACCTTCAATATTTACAGATGAGCTAGCCGCTGACATATGTCGCAGGCTATCCCTTGGTGAGAGCGCCAGGCAGATCTGCAGGGATGACAGCATGCCTGTTATGTCTACGTTAATGAAATGGTTGACAGAGCCTGATAAAGTCGCATTTTCGGAGCAGTACGCGAGAGCCCGTGACTGCCAGGCTGACTACTACGCTGATGAAATCATCGACATAGCAGATGAGCTGGGTGAGGGGGTGGATTCTAACGCCGTTAACATAGCCAAGCTGCGCATTGACAGCAGGAAGTGGAAGGTTGCCAGGATGTCGCCCAGGAAGTATGGAGACAAGCAACAGATCGATCACACATCGTCCGATGATTCCTTTAAGCCGACAGTGATTAAGCTGATAGCCGAGCCATTACCAACCGATGACTGATACTGCAGAGATTCGGCTCCCTCCCAAGATAGTCGATGTCTTTGAAGGTGAGGCCCGGTATAGAGGCGCATACGGTGGCCGAGGGTCAGGCAAGACCAGGTCTTTTGCCCTGATGACTGCGGTGGTTGGATACCGTCATGGCATGGCAGGTAACAGCGGTCAGATACTCTGCGCACGAGAGCACCTAAACTCCCTAGATGAATCATCCCTGGAAGAGATCAAGTCTGCCATCAAGGCGGTCCCTTGGCTTCTGTCTTATTACGATATTGGCGAGAAGTTTGTCAGGTCCAAAGATGGCCGCATCAACTATGTATTCGCCGGTCTACGCCGCAACCTGGACTCGATCAAGTCAAAGGCCAGGATCATTATCGCCTGGGTAGATGAGGCCGAGGGTGTATCTGATGCAGCCTGGCAGAAGCTAATCCCAACTGTCCGAGAGGACGACTCTGAGATATGGGTGACCTGGAACCCTGAGACCAAGCACTCAGCAACGCATAGGCGCTTCCGCGTCAACCCTCCCCAGGACAGTAAGATATGCGAGATTAACTGGCAGGATAATCCTTACTTCCCAAAGGTCCTAAACAACGAGCGCAAAGAAGACTTTAAGCTGCGCCCGGATGACTATGGTCACATCTGGGACGGGGAGATGAAGATACACGCCGATGGCGCCTACTACGCTGTAGAGATGCGAGAGGCCAAGGCTGAGGGTAGAATAACCAACGTGCCATACGACCGCGCTCTTGGCGTTGTAACGGCCTGGGACTTGGGGGTAGGCGATAGTACCTCTATCTGGTTTGCGCAGTTTGTAGGGGCTGAGGTGCGCCTTATCGACTACTATGAGAGCAGTGGTGTAGGTCTGGACCATTATGTCGCCCTGTTAAACTCAAAGGGCTATATATACGAGAGCCATGTACTGCCGCACGATGTCAGGGTGAGAGAGCTAGGCTCAGGTAAGTCTCGACTGGAGACACTTGGCGCCCTGGGGGTGAGGCCAATCACTATAGCCCCTCAGTTGATGGTTGATGATGGTATACAGTCTGTGCGCTCTATGCTCCCTAGGTGTTGGTTCGATGAGGAGAAGTGCGAGCGAGGCATTGATGCTATCCGGCAGTACCGCCGAGACTATGATGACAAGGGCATGACCTGGCGTGGACGACCTCTACACGACTGGACCTCTCACTGCGCCGATGCGCTGCGATACCTGGCTGTCGGGTACAAGCCCACATCATCTAGCTGGGGTGAGCCATTACGTCGTAACCTGCAAGGCATTGTCTGATCAATATGATATAATCGGGCCTTTGTGACTTGACTGGATTTGGTTATGGCTGTTAAAGGTTTACTGTCTTTGCTGGCAGAAGGGATGAGCCCTGAAAACTTAAAGCGTATTGGGATGTTGACAGATGAGTCAGCTCAGAACCCAGCCGCAGTTAAGACGGCGCAGACTAAGTACAAAAAGCTGTACGAAGGCAATGACCAATTTAGGTCCAGGGAAGAGCAGACTATGCTCAATCCGCAAGTCGTGCAGCGCGGCTTGTTAGATGACCGTCGCATCATAATGCCGGAAGATATTGAGAATACTGTACTGGTTCCACACAAAGGAGACATATCCGGCACAGATGTTACGCTCACCAACATAGGCGGTTTTGAACTGCCTGTCCCAGTCACCAGTAGAGGTGGCGCTAGATATCCAAACAGCCCACTAACTCCAGAGGGCAACTACTGGGCCTCAATGAAAACTGGCGCAGTTCCATTCCAGAATAAAGCTGAAGGCTTAATGGAGTCCCTAAAAATGGACGCCACTGGCGTTTATACAGCGATGGGTAGAGAGGCTAACTACTTCAACCAGGCGTTTGCTGACGGTATGCTGCAGTGGGCGCAGTCTATGAAGCTGCCTAAAGAGGCAATTAAGAAGTTTGATGACGACTTGCGCAAGAGCAAGCCTGATTGGGTTGGACTAAATAGCCCTGAGGCGCGAGATCAGCTTTTAGGTATGGGCAACTTTAAGCCAGAAGGGGCAGGCAAGTTTAGAAGCGCCTTTACCAAGACGATGAGCAAGTCTGCATATCGCGATCTGGGCTTCCCGACTATTGTTGATATAGAAAAAGCCTTCATTGACCCTGACCTTGCCGGTACAGCTTTAGGCGAGGCCGGATTTACGATGGGCCGTGTCGGCAAAGGATTCGACTTAAACAGAAATACCAACCACCCGTCATATAACACTGGTATTGGGGGTGAATACATTGGTGGGTTTGAGCAAAGCGTGCCACCGCAGATTATGTATCCTGACGCCTACAAGCAGTTAGAAGGCGTTATGACAAAGCCAAAAAGCGACAAGCCTCCGCGCTTACTGTATGACGCTGAAAAAATTGATGCTATTGCAAAGCGCCAAGACTTATTCCAGGTTGCGGATGCCAGGTGGGTAGATACTGCTTCCAAATGGCTAGAAGACAACAAGGGCGCATCTAATGCGGCATTGATTGCTGCTGTCGGGCTTCCTGCCACAATGGCAACCCAAGAAGCTGAGGCAGCTCCTACAGGGTTGTTGCGCAATGTATTCCCAGCCCCTCAGAGAATGTTCGATCCGGCAGATAAAGCATACAAGCCATTCCTTGAGTCGTTCGGCCAAACGCCTGGCGGCAGATATCTGGAGATGGGGCCTGAAGGTCCAAAAGATATCACCGGAGAATACCCAGCAAGCGCCGCACTAGGCGTTGGTCCTGACGGCAAGCCAAAGTTTCAGGTTGCGCCTGAGCAAGCCACAAACATCCCTGAACCAAAAGGCCCTGGCCGCAAAATCAAAACCAACCTGGCAAAGAAAAAGACTGGCTGGAAGTGGACGCAAGCCCCAGAGGGTTACGACCCCAATCCAGATGGCGGGTTCCCAATTGTCTCTGTGAATGACGGCAAGGATCACTACTACACACTAAACACTGACTTCCCTGAAGGCGTGGAGCTAGCCAGGTATCCTAATGAAGCCAGTGAGCCCAGGCTGAAGCCCACCAGAAAAGGCCACGTTAATTTAGGTCAGAAGGTTGGCGAGATTGAGATGCGGGGCAAGAAGCACCCGGTATATGACAATATAACTATTCGCCAGGCTGCTCCAGTCGCAATGACAGGCTTACTTGGCGCAGGCATGAGCGAAGAGAGTGATGCGTCGCTGGCCAAGTTAGCAGCAAGAGGCTTAGAAGTTACGGATATTATTGATCCAGAAGATAGCCGTGTTGGAGAGTATTTTTTATCGCAGCCAGATAGCACTAAAAGCCTTGGCGTTTTAAGGACTGACTATGCAGTTGACAGTGGGTTTGATGAAGGCTATATGGCTTCTCAGCTTACAGAGATCGCACCAGAGTATCGCAGGCAGGGCTTGGCTCGTGAGTTATATGACGCCGCAGAAGAGTTAAGCGGCAACAAGCTGGTGCCATCTACACATCTATCTGTGGATGGTGCGCACATGTGGAATGCGAGAGACGCAGAATTGCTTCGGCAAGTGCAAGACAAAATGGTCGATGAAAATTATGAGCGCGTAGAGGGGATTTTGAATCCTGAAGGAAGGCCATCTCCTAATGCGGTTAAGCTACGAGGATTTGACGGCGCCTATGCTGTGCCTGCGGCTGGATTGCTCGCCGCATCAGAAACCGCAGAGCCCAGAGAATACCGCGAAGCCCCTGTAGTTCAGGAGCAATCATTTGGCGACATGGTTAACGAGTACACCAACATCAATCAGAGAGCCCAGGCAGCAGAAGCCCAGAAGTTTGACGCCCTGATGCGCGAGGACGCCAGGTTGCGTGACATGGGGTCTGCTTCATTTGGCCAAGTATCCCCAGAGCTGGCTGCATACCGCCGCTCACAGATACTGCCGACCATTGGTGAGATGGGAATGGGAGCCCTTGAGGGGGCTGTCGATACAGCAGACTTTGTGTCTCAGCTTCCTACAGCCATATCCACTATGACCATGCCAAAGCGCACCCCCTTACGTGATCGCCTGGGCGGCCTTCTTGACTACAGCTTTGTTGATGAGAGGGACCAAAGGGCCAGGGACGAGGCTAGATTGATTGGTGGGTTATTAAGCCCTATTTAATGGTATAATCGGCCCAATAACTGGAGGCCATAATGGCAATAAGCACATACAGCGAGCTGCAGTCTTCAATGGCAGACTTTTTGAACAGGTCTGACCTGACTTCTGTGATCCCGACATTTATTGCGTTGGGCGAGGCCAGGATGAACAGAGACATCCGTCACTGGCAGATGGAGAACAGGGCATCGACTACAATTGACGGCCAGTATTTAACAAAGCCAAGCGACTGGGTTGAGACTATCCGCTTGCACTTGACCGGCCAGAAAACCTCTGCGATGGACCTATTAAGCACTCAGGCAATGGCTGACAAGCGCCAGGGCGCAGAGAATGTAGCAGGCAAGCCAAGATACTACGCACACTCTGAGGGCCAGTTTGAGGTATTCCCTACCCCTGACGGCTCATATGCTGCTGAGTTGCTATACATCCAGCAGATACCCTCTCTCAGCGACAGCGCGACTACAAACTGGCTGCTGACATCATATCCAGACATCTACCTGTACGGCTCACTACTGAACTCTGCACCATACCTGGCTGAAGATGGCCGGGCTGAGGTGTGGGCTCGACTGTATGGTGAGGCGGTAGACAAACTAAACTTAACTTCTGAACAGGCAGCTTATTCTGGTGTTGGCCTGACAACTAAAATACGAGGACTCGGATGAGCTTTTCAAACTTCTTAGAAACAGAGGTCCTGGACCATGTGTTTGGTGGCAACGCCTACACAGCCCCAGGAACTTTATACACTGGACTATACACTGCAGCGCCTAGTGATACAGGCGGCGGCACAGAGCTGTCAGGTAGCGGCTATGCTCGCCAGGCTACAGCAATGACTGTATCGGGAAACACTGCTAGCAACACATCTGCAGAAGAGTGGGCAACAGCTACAGGCGATTGGGGCACGATTACTCACGTCGGCGTATTCGACGCAGCCACAAGCGGTAACCTGCTAGCCTATGGCGCATTGACTGCCAGTAAGACAATTGCTACTGGTGACGTGTTCCGCATCCCTGCTGGCGACCTGGATATCACGCTAGACTAATATGCTCTATGGCGTATATAAATACGGGCAGGCTGCATACTCGACTGCTAACCTAGAGGATGGCGCGTCTGTAATAACAGCCACGTCTGCCGTATCGGCTACTGCTGGGTTTGTAAAAGAGGCTAGCTGCGCTATATCGGCAGCGGCATCTACATCTAGCTCAGGCCAGGCTGTACGAGAGGACTCGGCTGCGATTGCGGTAACCTCTGCAACGCAAGCGGACCCACAAGCTATATTGCAGACTGGGTCAGCTATTGCGGCTGCATCATCTACTGCAGGTGCAGGTATTGCGATACGGGGAGGCGAGCTATCTATATCTGCGGCCTCTTCTGTGACATCTGCAGGCGCCAGGATACAGCAAGGCATATCGGCAGTAAGTGCTGCGTCGTCTGCAACAGCAAATGCGGTTACGATAGTAGTTGCCGAGTCGATGATTGCAGTAACAAGCCAGGCGGTTATGTCTGGCAATATTACGGCTGGTGGCGTGACTGTTATGTCGTCGTCGGCATCATTAAGTATTTCCGGGTCTATTCTATGGACAGACAGCCCTGGAGATGACGCAACTTATGCAGACGTAGCAAGTGCTGCTAACGAATGGGCCGATGTGGCTGAATATACAACTTTATGGGAGGCCGCTTAAATGGCTGATACAACTACAACCAATTATGGTCTGACCAAGCCAGAAGTCGGCGCTTCAGAAGATACTTGGGGAACCAAGCTAAACACCAACTTAGACACTCTAGACACGACTGTTGACTCTATCCAGGGCAAGTCAGGCGCCGCTACTTTAAAGTATGCAAATGTCGCCAAACTAGCCACCACAGCCACAGGCATAGACGTTACTGGCAATTTAACAATGGCTTCTGGCGGCTCTATTGTAGCTGGCGGTGCAAATGACCTTATTTTAAACGCAGGCGAAAGCGGCACTCCTGACATTTACTTGCAGTCAGGTGGTAGCACAAAGGTTAAAATTGAAGG